GAGGACCGCCGGCTCGAACTCGAGGAGCGGAGAACCGCCGTCTCTGGCGGTTGGATGACAATCAACGAAGCGCGGCTCGAAGAAGGTCGCGAGCCGCTCGACGATTCCTTCGCGGATCGCGCTCTCGTCAACGGACAGCCGCTCGGAGGTCCGGCTGCGATGATGCCGGCTCCGCAGCCTCTCGCAGCGACGGAGGCTCCAGACGGTCTCGTCGGTCCGCTCGATGAGGCTCCAGACCTTGCGGAACCTCCGAGCGGTACGCTCGAGCAGAAGGACGCGCTCTCAGATTGTGTCGCCGGCAAAATTCCGACGCTCCTCGAGGAAGGCTATCCCGAAGAGCAAGCGATCGCGATCGCGTACTCGATGTGTCGAGAAGGGAAGTCGCTCGAGGTCTCTCAGAAGGCTCTCTCGGATATCGACACGGTCCCGCCGAAGACGGTCGCGGAGAACGCTCGACGCGCTCTCGAGGTCCGCGCATCGAAGCCGGAGTCTCAACGCGGGATGACGGCGGTCGGCATCGCTCGAGCGCGAGACCTCGCGAATCGAAAGCCGCTCTCGGAGGACACAATCCGACGAATGGTCAGGTACTTCGAGCGACACGCGAGCGACAAGCAGGGAGCGACGTGGGACGAGCAAGGTCGCGGTTGGCAAGCGTGGAACGGTTGGGGAGGGGACGACGGTTTCGCTTGGTCCTCGCGCAAGGTCGACGAGTTCGATCGCGAGCGCGAGCGTCTCGCAGAGAGAAAGGCTAAGTCGTCGAGCGTTCTATTCGAGAAGAACTGCGGAGTCGGCTCCGAGGGATTCGAAGAGGGGAACACTTGCGGAGCCGCGAGCGGAGGCGGAGGCGGAGACTCTGGAGGATCGAGTCGATCGTCTTCGCGCTCGAGCGGTCGAAAGCCGCGACAGCGAAAGGAGCGTCTCCGCGATCGCATCGAGGGAACGCAAGCCGAGACGAATCGAGAGGTCGCGAAACTCGATCGCAAACTCGCAGCCTTGAAAAAGGAGAGAGCGAGTACTCAGGCGAAACTCGACGCGCTCAACTCGCGATCCAAAGCCGACATCGACAAGCGCGTCGCGGCTGCGATGGACCGGATCTTCGGAACCGACAAGCCGAAGCAGCCGACAGCGTCGCGAGCGATCGAGCGATCGACCGCGAAACTCGCAGAACTTCAGGCGCGAGTCGCAGAGAAGCAGAAAGCCGCGATCGCAGCGCGTGAAGCGACGAACAAACTCCGCGCCGATTTCGTCGCAAAGTACGGATACGATCCGATCGGAGGGAAGAAGTGAACGAAGAAGAAATGCTCGCGGAACTCGAGCGAGTTACCTCCGAGATGGAGGATCTACTCGACGGCATCGACGACGACTCCGCAGAGATCGACGATCTCGAGGAAGCGATCGGGGAGATCTCGAGCGCGGTCGACGAAGCAGAACGGGAGAAGTCCGCCGGCTGCGATTGTGGCTGCGGCTCCTGCGGCTCGAAGTCGATCTCCGCTCTCTCTCTCTGGTCGAAGCATCTCGACGAGATGCCGGAACCGTACGTCCCCGCAGCGATCCTACGGAAAGCGTCGAAGGACGACGCGGAGCGCGAACTCGATCGGATCCGGAAGGACGAAGACAAGATCGCAGCAAGCGTCGACCGCGTCTTTCGCCGGCAAGTCGACGCGGTCCTGAAGGAACTCCGCGAGTCCGACGTTCCGACGAGTGAACTCACGGCGAAAGTCGAGAACATCCTCCGCTCGTCGAAGTGGGACCGCGAACTCGTCGCAGCGATGCGACCATATCTCTCGACCGCGATCTCGCAGGGGATCTCGGTCGGAGTCGACGCGGTGAAGGAACTCGCGAAAGCGTCGCCGGACTTCTGGCCGAGCCGACGAGAACTCGAAGCCTACACGGAAACCGAGAGCGTTCGTCTCTCTCGAGGAGCCGCGCGAGGAGTCAACCGATACACGATCGAGCGGTTCTCCGACATAATCGGGACCGGAGTTCAGGACGGAAAGACGATCCCTGAGATCGCGTCCGACGTTCAGGAGTGGGCCGGCGAAAAGGGAGACGCGGCTCGAGCGACTCGCTCTCGCGCTTTGATGATCGCTCGAACCGAGACGCAGAGAGCAAGCCGCAAGGCTGAGGTCGAAGCATGGAAAGCGACGGGGATCGTCGAGGGGAAAACATGGCTCCTCGCTCCGGACCCTTGCGAGTTCTGCGAAGCCGCGAGTAACGCTTTCTCTCAGAACGCGGTCGCGCTCGAGGACTCGTTCTTTCAGAAGGGAACCGAACTCCTCGGAGCCGATGGAGAGAACACGCTCGTCTTGAACTACGAGTCGATCGAAGGTCCTCCATTGCATCCAAACTGCCGATGCTCTCTTCAGCCGAAACTCATCGACGATTATCAGGAGATCATCAACTCCGGTCTCGACGAGATTGCGAAACTCGGTCCGTTCATCGAATCAGAAGACGAAGAGACGGAGGAAGCGTGAACGACATGATCCGAAAGGCTCTCGAAGCCGACATCTCCTCGACTGCGAAAGGCTTCTCCGCCGTCATCACGGCGGAGACGCTCGATCGCGACGGAGAAGTCCTCATCCCCGCCGGCATGAACTCCAAAGAGTACGATCGAAACCCCGTCCTCTTCTACAATCATGACTACGGAAAGCCGGTCGGACGATGCGTCGGACTGAAGCGACGCGAGAAGGACATCGTCGGAGAGTTCGTGTTCGCGAAGAAGCCGGACGGCTACTCGGGAGAGTTCTTTCCTGAAGTCGCAGCCGCGCTCGTCGCGCAAGGGATCGTGAACGCGGTCTCGGTCGGATACGTCCCCGAAGAGGGAGGAGTCCGCAAGGCTACCGACATCGACCGCAAGCGATACGGAAACCCCGCGTCGACGATCTTCTCTCGATGGAAACTCCTCGAGATCTCGCTCGCTCCTTTGCAAGCGAACCCGGACGCGCTCATCACCGCAGTACGAAAGGGTCTAGTCTCTCCCGTCGCAGCGAAGCAGTTCTTCGGTGTCGAGACTCCGAAGCGAACCGTCGTCTCGATCTCTCTTCCGTCCTCATCCGTGAAAGCGAAGAAGCCGATCGAGATCGACGAGATCGTCCGTCGCGAAATTGCGAAGCGGAAAGGTCTCATCTATCTCTGAGGCTTCGGACTTCCTCGCGGCTTGTCGCCTGAAAGAAGTCCTCGCAGCCGATCGGATAGATCGAAAGTCGGAGACTCAATATGAAGACGATGAACATCGAGACATTCAAGTCCGCGCTCCAGAAGGCGGCGGATCTGAAGGGTGAAGCGGGGATGATCGCTCAGAAGTCGCTCATCCTCGAAGGCTACATGATCACCGATGAGAACGGTCTCGCGGTCGATCCCTCTACTCTGGACATTGTGGTCCGCGCGGCGAAGCCGGCGGAAGAAATGGAAGAAGACATGATGGACGAAAAACTCGAAGAGAAGGTCGCGAGCGCGGTGAAGAAGTCGCTCGCTTCGCAGATCGCGGACACTCGCTTCGCAGTCGCAGCCGAACCGAAGGCTTGGTCGAACGCGAAGGAGTGGGGTCGTCTGAAGCACTTGAAGAGCAAAGAGACCGCGTTCAACTTCGGAACGTGGTGTCTCGCAGCGATGGGACACAAGAAGAGCGCGGACTACTGCGCTCGAAATGGTCTCATCTTGACGAAGGGACATCAAGAAGGAGTCAACACGCAAGGCGGCTTCCTCGTTCCTGATCTCATGGAGAATGAACTCATCACTCTCCGCGAACAGTACGGAGTCTTCCGTCGAAACGCTCGCGTCTTCCCGATGCAAGGCGACACGCTCCGCATTCCGAAGCGTCTCACGGGTCTCACCGCGTACTTCGTCGGTGAAACCGCAGCCGGTACAGAGTCGACTCAGACCTTCGACTCGGTGCAACTCGTCGCGAAGAAACTCATGGCACTCACGACGGTTTCGAACGAACTCCTCGAGGACGCAGTCGTCGCGATCGGTGACGACATCGCCGGCGAAATCGCGTACCAGTTCGCTTTCAAGGAAGACGACGCCGGCTTTAACGGAACCGGAACCTCGACGTACGGAGGTATCGTCGGTCTCGCGACCGCGCTCTCCGATTCGACGTATCAGGTCTCGAACTCCGCGAACAACACGAAGGCGACCGTCGCGATCTCAGACGTAGCCGCAGCGTTTGCGAAACTCCCCGCGTGGGCCGCGCAGCGTCAAAACATCAAGATTTTCACGAATAAGGGAACGTTCCACGCGGTCTTCGAGCGTCTCGCGATGTCTGCCGGCGGAACGACCGCAGCCGAAATCGCTTCGGGTCTCACGACTCCGAAGTTCTTTGGCTATCCGGTCGAGTTCTCGCAAGCGATCGCGGTCCCTGCGGACTCCGACACGAACGTCCTCGCGTACCTCGGTGATATGTCGCAAGGTTGCTACTTCGGCGACAAGCGACAGACCTCGATCGCGTTCAGCGATTCGGCTCTGAATGCTTTCGAGCAGGACGAGCGCGTCGTTCGCGGCTCTCAGCGTTTCGATATCGTCTGCGCGAACGTCGGCTCTTCGTCGGCTTCTGGCGCACTCATCAAGTTCACGCTCTGAACGGGGAGGATTCTCATCATGCGACAAAACACTAAGACAATCGTCGGAGCGATCAACACGAACACGAGCGGAGTCTCGACGATCTCGGCGGAGTTCGACACGCTCGGC